ATTGTACGCTTCAATAGTATCTGCATATTGAGAATCAGTCATTTTAATACGCATTACATTATTTGATTCGCCGCATTTAAATACAGGTACATCTAAAATCATACAAATAATATTTGATAATAGTGCCCGGTGATGTTCATTTTTATAAATAAAATATCTATTAGAAGTTTCAGATTCTGCTAAATCAAAATCTTTTTCAGATAAATTATATTTTTCACAAAGCGTTTTAAATTTAGCTTTAGCAGCAATTGATTCGCCGCCGACACCTTTATCGGCTAATTTTTTAACTTTACGAATGAGTTCAAGTATTGCTTCTCTTGTCATATTTAATACATAGAGCACACAATTGCATCATACATATCAAAATTACGATCATCCCAATTCCCATTCTTTTTAAATTTGTCCCATTTTGCAAGTTTCATTCTAAGATCTAATTGGGCCTTTACAAAATCTTTTGATTTCATTCCTTTAATACGGCATTTACCAAATGCTTTTTTACGAATTGTATTTACGCTCAATAATGTGACTGGAATTTTATAATATTCACTTATAATATATTCAAATAACGCATTAAATCGAGTGAGTTTAATAATAACTTGTTGACTTGATCGTCCACTCATGAATCCACTTAATGCAGCTTCTAAATTTATTTTATCAACTTTACCTATAAGTGGATGCGATTTTAATGTATCAATAACATAAAATGCTTTTTCTTTGTTTGTGTTTAATTTACTGATATCAATAAATCCACAGTCCTGAACTTCATTGTTATCAAAAAAAGACCACCCTACGGTGGTCGTGCTGGCATCATATCCAAGTGTCATATAACCATATATAGTAAATACTTTATGGTTTATACTTTTTATCTGATAATCCTTTACTATAACTACTTAATTCTTTAGAAACACTGTTTTTACGATCAGGAACATCCGCTAAATCACTCAATCCTACAGGCATTCCTACGCGAAATCCACCTTTATCAATAGTATAAGCCATACCTTTGTCGGATGGTTTTTCTAAAGGAGCAATAGTATCTGCTTGAGTTACAATATTCTTAGCATCAAATGCACCGCCAGCTTTTTGCTTGGCATATCTTTCTTCAAGGGTGATATTTAATGACTCTCTGGTAATTGGAATTGGCATAATTTATATGGTTATATTTTATAAATATTATTAAATATCCCATTTAACTAAAATATTTAATGGTAATTCTCCACTATTTTTAATCGGCATGCCTAATTTAGCGACTCCAACTAAATCTACACCATTATATAATCCAACTGTAGTGATGAATGGAGCTAAATAAGAACCAGTCTTATCCATAGACGAACTAATATCAAAATTAAAGAATTCAGGTTTTATTTTTCCATAACCATTTTTACCGGTCATCGTATCCAAATATGTAGTTATTGATTCTATATTTTTTCGTGTTGATTTTAAATCAACATATCTAAACACAACGTCTTTTGTTAAACTATTAGTAAAATATTTAAAAAACATGTATAAATCATTAATATACACTTTATTGTTGCCGTCAATATCAAATGTCGTATAAATGGATTCTAAATAATCTACATATGGAGCAATATAATCGGCTCCTTTATTTTTCAAATTGTATTTAGCATAATATGCAGAATACCATTGATAGTCGTCATCAGTAGATTCTATATAATCAAACCAACTATAATTACCATTAATTTTATAATTAATATATCTAAAAATGAGATCCAAATCAATAAAATTAAATAAATTATTTTTATCGATGTCGTATATAAAATTATTTGGAATTAATGCACTTGGATTTGTACTATAATTAAATTCACCCGGCTCAATACGACAAATAACTTGTTTTTCATAAATTGTTTGTTGACTTTTATATGTAATATCATATAAAGGTTCATTGAGATTACTTCTATCTTTCAATAATTCATCAAATACAGATCCGCTATTTGACAAAATAAATTTGCCGTCACGATAAAATACATTTCCTACAACATGGTTTTTTACCAAATTGCTAAAATCATAAATGTATGTTGAACCTTGAATATTACTCATATACTATTTGTTATAATTGGAGATCCAACCGCAAACGCACTGTCATAAAATGAAACTGAATATCCATACAATTTATATGGATCCCCATAAGTTTTATTTTTTGTAATGGTTGTTATAATATCCCAAGTGGAACTTGTAACGTTTTTTTGATATGCAACCAATTGTCCCAAAACATTATATTCAACATCATCTGGATTACAATCGTATTTTTTATACAATGTATTTTCTACATAAGATCCAGTGAATGGATAATTTGTTTTTAATGATGATACTATCGAAGATGTATTATAAATTGCAACATCCCACCCAAATTGATTTGTATTTAATAGTTCTTTACTACCAAATGATTTTTGAACTATCTTCCATAAATGTAAACTGTTATTGCAATTTTCATAAAAATAAACGGCTCCTCTTTGTCTTGAAACACTCGATCCATCATATTGTTTATATATCGTATCAGTTGGTGCCCCGACTAAAATATCATTTTCATATATTGCAACTGAATTTCCATATCCATCAGGATTTGCACTTGATGTAATTAAAGGAGTCCAATTATTATTGATCTCTTGTAAAGAACTGGTTAATGTTCGATCTGCATATAAAATAGTTGATTGATCCCAATACGCACTACTTGTATTATATGAAAAAACGTATACCACTCCACTGCCAGTTGCTTTATTACCAACTACAATAGTTTTTACTCCAGATTGATCAATACGAACAACACCTCCGAATTTACTACCTGCGGTGGCTGAACTTCCTGTCAATGTTTGATAATAAGTCCATGTATTCGAAATATTTTTATATAAATAAACCGCACCTGTACTACTAGAAATTGAACTGGCTCCAATAGCTAAAATGTCATTGTAAATAGATACAGATTCACCAAATGAAGTTGTATAATCAAAATTTGTATCATAGCTATTTGTGATACTTGTTAAATAACTTCCGGTAGTATCAAATATATCAACACTAGATCCTGTAATAATTGCAGAATTCGATGCCGCTGAAACCGCATAGTAAAATAAAGGATCTCCAATAACAATCGTGTTATTATATATTGCAACTGATTGTCCAAATTTATTTGCAACCGGAATTAATTTATCGTACTCATATAAAAAATAATCGCCGTTAGAATCTCTAGCCAATAAATCTCCACTTTCTGCCGCAATTAAAATATCAGGATGAAAATATTTTCTAATAGTAACTTCATTAAGGTATTTATCTGTTTCAATATCATACTTTAATACTTCGACGCTACCCGTATTTAGTGAGGATGACTTATAAACAAAACTAGATGGATTGCCAATAACAATATTTGTTTTATTTGTAGCAGTCGAATATCCATAATTTTGATTTGAAAAATCACTCATATTGTAGATTCAAATGTAACTGTTTGAAATTTAGAAAAATAATCTCCGTTTAAGATTAAATTTGTTTTACCGTCATCAATAATTGTATAATCAATTTCTCCAGCGTTATCTTGTATAATTACCGTATTTGGTACAATCTTTTCACCAAATTGAAATCGTGAAAGATTAAAAACATCCATACTATCAGTCAAGATACGATTTGATGTATGCAAATTAATATTTTCTAATCCCCAAATTTGTGTAGGATTATCGTATGTATTATAAAATAAATTTTTATTTGTATTATATACGAGTCCCATGTAAGTTCCATCTATATTAATCGGATTAGATGCGGAACTATAATATTGGCTTGACGAAGGAAAAAATATACCTGATGTTTTTATTCCTCGTTGATAATTTAATGTAGCATCGTTAGATTGTGGAACTAATGCTAGTCCACAATCTGAACTTGTAATTGGATATGTAGAAGATCCGTCTCCATAATCAATATATGTAAGAGACAGAGATCCACTCAATGAACCAGAGACCCATAACAAAACATCATTTCCTTCAATGTTTTGTAAATTCCATGTCTTGGCTGCAATAAATGGAGTGACTTGTATATCATCTCTATTTAAACTTTTAATCATTTTTTAGAAATCCAAACGTACTCTAATTAATAATTCATTATTAAAACTCTTTTGTACTGGCTGACTTAATTTTGCAACTGCAACCAATTCATTAGAATCATCATATAATCCAACCGTAGTAGGATATGCCTTTGGATCAGTTAAAAATTCATTTATTATAATTGAACCTTTGGTATTACCATCTGTTCCATCAGAAACATAACTAGGATTATTACTATAGTTAAAATCTTGATTCTTTACACGCACGAAATATTGACGTGATGGTAAAAATTCTGATTTTCTTACTTTCATCACATTACCATTAACAGTTCCGGCAGCAACAAGTGCTTGATATAAATATTTTTGATTAACTTTATATGCACCCGTGATTCCATTATCATAAGTAACACCTACACTACTACTTAATGCAGCCGCATTTAAAACAATGTCTCCAGTTTTTGGATATAAAATACCAATAGATTGATAATTTATACTATTTCCGGAATAATATGGAGTGGCAACTCCATTAATTATACTTCCACTAATAATGTTATACGTATCTTGTTGAGATTTAACAACAGTAGAATCGTCAATGAATGTAAAAATTCCATTTGCTCCGCTTATAGTAAATTCAATTTGTCCTTCATCAATTCTATCTTTAAATTTATCTGTGGTAAATGAAATAACATAAATTGATGATCCAGTAATAGTTGAAGTATTATCAGTAATATTACCAGCTACATTTGTATAACTTCCAGTTTTAAAATTAAATAATGTATCATTTGGAGTCAATAATGTATTTTTATATTGAGAATATATAGCCTTAGTAGTATTTGCTAAACTACTGGTATTACCATCACCTGATCCTGATCCATAATAATCTCCGTATGCAATTGAAAAATGCACTTGAGAACTAATGTCGTAGGTTAAGTCAGATGGATTTGGATTACCATTATAAACATTGAAATAATACAAACCATTTTTAATATCGGTTGCACCATTTGAACCAGTTAATTGTGTTTGTGTAGATGAAGTAAACAATGCGGATTGCGAATGCGCAAAATTACCATCTGCCCAGAATCCAGAAGAAACTCTAATTGTTCTTCCTAAAACAACATCTGTGTCTGTAAATTGATTAAATATCATAAAATTTATACGGTTACTTTTACTGGAATTGTTACACTACCGCCGCTTTCATTTCCGATGAGAGTAATTGTAGTAGTCGTTGTTTTGGTTAATGCGGTATTTGGTACAAATTTAAATTGGAGACCGATTACTACTTGAGAACTTTCAGTTACTGCATCTCCTGCAAAACTTGGAATTGTACTTGAAACGCTATTTAAACTATTGACTTGAGTTACAATTAACGATCCTACGTTTTTATTTCCCAAAATTGCAGTATATCCAAGTGTAGTATTATAAGTAGGATTCGTACTTGGACTTATAATGATGTCTGCCGCATAAGTACGTGAAACATCAATAATACTTGGTGCAACAGTAATAACAGGAATTGCAGTTACTCCAGCAGGTAATGTGACTAATTTATATTTCATTAACTGAGATTCGTCACTAAATGGTTCCATCACAGGAGTATTTCTAATTGCCAAATCATAAAATGCACTGCCAAGCGGATGATTTGCTTGGTATAAACCATAATCAATTTCATCATCCGCCAATGCAAATGATGTAATGTTTAGATTGCCGTTTTTAGCAAGCAATTCTCTTCCTTTTTTAGTAAGAGTAGCTGTTACTGTAATTGTAGTGTTGTCTAAATATGCCATATTAAGTATAAGTATATTTCTATTGAAGAAATTTCATTTAAATATTATTCTGTCGTCAAAGAAATTTGATTTGTGTTCTTATTTACGCTTGTTATTTCTACGGGAGAGCTTCCATCTGGAATACCCTGATCATTTACAGTTGTATATATAGTTTGATTAGACTTGATAAATACAGAAGAACTAATAGATTTATCTTCAAAATTAATTATATTCAACCCTCTTAACGGTCTGGTTTTCAATGATAAATGCCCATTTGGATAAGATTCTGCTGAAACTGTATAATTTACAGGCAAAGAACTTCCTGATGGAGCAAAATTATATTCACTAAATGAATGACTATAACTACTTGATACGTTGATAATATTATACGTCACGTCTGTTTTATACGCCACGTAACTCGTTAATGTATTAGTTTTATCATATGTCAAGTAATTGCCGCCAATAGACAAAATACTATTTCTGCGTAGTGAAGATTCATCAGATATATAATTTTGTTTAAAATTATTATTCTGTCCGATAGTAGGATTTCCATTTTTTGCAACATATGAAATTAATGAAGCAGTTTGCATTGCAATATTTAATCCGAGAACTGAATATGCTTGATCATATGCAGAATCACTCAGATCCATACTCAAACCACTATCAACTGGTTTATTTTGATATTTATTACGCTCTAAAATACTAGGTTCAATAATAATACCATCAATTATTCTAGAACGTATTGGAAACAATTGACGAACGGTATCGAAAAATGAACCGTCAAAATAATGTTTATATAAAGTTAAAAATTCTTGATACAATACAACTTCCGCCAAATTATTTGTATTATAATCATTTCTTAATTGACGTAATTTTTCATATTGATTTTTATACAAATTACTAGGATCACCAATTTCATTCATTAAATTGTAGTTGCCCAAGAAATTTGTCATATCATCATCTCTAATTTTAAATGGAGAAATATATACTCCAATTAAATTTGAGTCTTGTGTAATATTATTAGATACAACACTTCGTTCATTTGGCATTAAACGAGCCACCGCAGTTTCTGTGGCACGATTGATTTTGCTATTTTTGTATTTATTAGGTCCGGCATTATCTAATTGAATGTTTTGACGAACATTAATTTCATCAAATTGATATGGAAAGATCGATGCAGAAGTAGGAATACAATTGATTAGTTCAACAGTATTTGGTGAAAAATTGTAAGCAGATGCCGTAACAATTGAATAATATTTATTTGCATTTGGTACGGATACATATCCAGATCCAGTATATAAATTAATTGGATAATCAAAACTATAGCGATAATACAAGTCTGCATAATTTGTAGATGAACTATAATTGTTGTAGGCATCAAAATTTTTACAATGATCTAAAAATGCATCATCACTCAATTGAGTTTTCCAAATATTAATTTTATCAATATTTCCATAAAATAAATTATATGGGGATGCGTAATTTCCTAAGTAAATTGTACCCGGACTGGTTATAACACTGTAATAATCATATGTTAATAATTCAGTTCGTTTAGAATCAAATACTATGCGATCATCTTCAGTAGATGTAATTCTTAATTCTACTAAAATTGGAGGATTTTCTGTATTGAGTGGATCATCAAATTCTGATGTTGTGGTCAATACATTAAATAAAATGTTATAAATTTTACCATTAAAAATAGGAACGTCATCAATAGTCATTGATGCAAGTCCACTGTCCCATATCAATTTTCCTGCGCCGGTTTCAACTGTTTTAACAAGCGTAAGTGTCCATCCACTTGCATAAACGAATTGTATTGGAACATTTTGTTGATATGGATGAGTTGCATCTACTTTAAATTTAAATTCAAATGTAGTAAATGGAGATGGAGATGGAAATAAAATTACTTCATGATTTCCTTGAAATTTAGTAAAGTAATATTTTGCATCAAATGTATAAGATGATTTATCTTCATGTGAAATGTTGTTGCCGCCAAATTCTTTAACATTTAATAAATTATGAGGTATTCCATAAATATTAGAAATTAAACGAACACATTCTTCCGTTCCTTTTGTTTTGTAAATTATTGGAAGATTTTGTAAAATACGATTCCAAATAGTTTTTAACTTTTGATCATCTGAAATACTATTTGATCCACTTAAATATGTTGCTGAAATTGTAGAACCATCAAAAGAACTAATAGGATTCCACCCAAATTGCTCTAACAAAACATTAGCAAATGATGCAATATATGAATTATTTGAATTTGCTGTGGAACCAGATAAGTTAATGTCAGAATATTGTAAGGTTGGGAATTTATTAGTATACAAATATAAATTATCAAAATGATGTCCGATCATTGATAAGAAAATTAAATAATCTGCGTTATCATCATCAACTAAAATATGTTGTGGTGTATTATTAGTTAAACTATCTTGATTTGTTTTATCATATTCAATCGCAGAATCAATATAACTTGTTAAATCACTATTAGTTGATCCAGATTGTACAAATGATTGGTTGTTTAAATATACATCAAATCCATCAAATGTATTATAAATTGAATCAATTTGTTTTTGTGCCGCTAAAACATCCACTGCATATGACATACTCAAAGCACCTGACGCACTGATTGATGAAGATGTATATTGATCTATCTTATAATTTAACTGATTAATTTTAGAAACTTTATTTAATAATAATTTTGTTCTGATTTCGGCAGAAGAAAAAACAATAAAATTTGAGAAATCACTATAATCTACATTTAATTCAGTTAATGTTTTATAGAAATTAATATTATTTGTATCAGCAGATGATAAAGTTAAATCTGTACTTGATTGGTAATTTACCGGCTTAGTTTTGTAATCATTAATTTTTACTTTAAAATTAGGCCCGGAAATTTTAAAGCTCTTTCTAACGACAGGTGCATTAACTACAAATTTTTGAATTAATGGAACAATTGAAATATTTGAAATCCAGCAACGATCACGTAATCCAACTTGTTGAGGAAGATAATCCAAAAGTTTAACAATGATTACAGGAGAATTGTTTTCAATATATCCAGTATAATTTAAAATCGGATAATATTGATTGTTTCCAAAATTTAAAGAATTTTGTAAATAACCAAGAAATTTATTTGTATAATCAATATAAATATTATTGACTACAACTTTAATAAATTGATCATAAAAAATTGATGTAATAAAGTCCGTGATTATTTTTTTATTTGCAATATTTGTTCCGAAAAATACATTATTTTTATTTAAACGAATTTCGGTTGCTTTATTAACAATATATTGCATATTTGCCAATAATTCATCAACAGAAACAATATTTTGATAGTAAGTATATAACCAATTTTTTAAATAATTTAGGATACCATCAAATACATCATAAATTACTTGATTATCATTACCATAAACTGGATTCTTAAACCCAACATATATGTCATTTAAAAATTTAATAACATCTAGATCAGTTGCAAATCCAAATGTGGTTCTCATTAATGTAAATATATTTTTATTATTTGCAATTAATTCATTTGCATTTGAATAAATTTGATATTTTTCCAATTGAGAAGTTAAAATTCCAATAACGTCGCGCAATAATATTTTCTTTTGGCAAAATGCAATTAATTCTAAATTAATTAACTTGCCGGTTTCATCATTCGGATCCAATTTAAAAGAAGGAACCAATTGTATTTCTTTACGAGAAACTGAAATATTTTTGATTATCAATGGATAATCTTGAGTGCCTCCAATATTTCTGATAAAATTATATGACAATACATAATTACCAACTGGAACATTACTAGAACTTAAATTAGTTAATGGATCTAATAATATATTACGATTAAAAGATAATGTATATCCACTATTATATTGTTTATAACTATAACTTAGCGTTTTTTGATTAACATCTTTATATGTGGAAGTTAAAATATTATAAACTGGAGAAGTTTGTAATGTGTTCCAATATTTAATATTTCCATCAATGTCATATACTGAAAATTCAATAAAATCTTGTTCGGATGCACCAAAATATTTATCAGTAATAGATCCAGACAACACGTTATCTAAATCCGGTTGTGTATAAAACGACCCAGAATTTAAACTGTCAACATTTGATGATATTGTTTGATATACGAATGCCATATATTATTTTTTGAGGTATGGAAATGTGTCTGAGAAATCAGCGTTAGTTTTTCCTTCACCCAATTGTATGCGGAGTTTAACGATTACATCTTTTGCAGCAGAAATATCATTGTCAGTAAACTTAGATGTACTTGCTGCCAAAACTGCATTTAATTGGTCTTTCAAAGATGCATTTTCAGAAGAAAGATTATCAATTGTATCTGTTGCTGATATCACATTTAAAGTAGACGTTGTTGATGGTATAGTAAATTCGGTAATATTTACATCATACAACGACTCAATTTGGTCATTTTTATAAATATAATTTAACAGTGAAACAGCAACATAACGTTGATTTGCATCAACTGGTTCCGTGAATAAATTTATATTGCCGACATCGTCCAAATTATTGGTAAATGTTCCTTGCACTAAAAATGATTTAACTTCTGCATCAAATGAGTTCATCGTGTGATTTTAAATACATATCCATTATCAAATATTTGTGTCGTATTATTTGTTACTATTTTAACTAATAAACGATAAAATCTTTCTTCCGCCAAAGAAGTTGTATCAATTGTAAAATAATGAATGTTTCCATCGCAACTCAATTTTGTACCTTCATCGAAATCAACTACCACGCGTTCACTTTCATTATCCTTAATTGCATAATATGAACTGGTAGGCAATAAACTTGAAGTCAAATATTGATTCATTTGATATCCTTTAACAAAATTCTTTAAAGGATTTTTTGCTCTTGCATATACATCAATACGAGGAATACTTCCAAATTTATAATTTTTACTAACGTTTTTAGCTACAACTGTAAACGGAATGCTTTCACTAACGGCAACTAAACTTCCCGTTGTATATATACTATCATCCCATTTAGCATCTAAACATGGAATATAAATAGTATTTGTATCTTTTCCATAGAATCTTAAACTTGCATTCGTTCCATCTGCTTGTGATAATTCTAAAGATGTTAATATAATAATACCTTCATTTGGTACGCATCCACATATCCATGAATTTACAATACTTGTAACATCCATATTAATATCAGATGTTTCATAATTAAAATTTTGTTTTGCTATTAATGTACTTCCTGTAGTTATACCAGCACAGAAACCTGAAGATGCAGTAGCATATGTATTTGGTACTGAATAATACCATGTACCACCGCCTTTGTTAAAGGATTCACTTGCATATGATGCAGTATTTAAATAATCAACAAAGTTATAAATATTACTTCCAGTCAATGGATACCAATAACTTCCAGAATCACCTGAATAATTTCTATAATACCAACTTGTACCATAAGAAGATCCGCCTTCTTCATAGCGGCCATCACCCATTTCCCAACTTTGACTAACTGGATATGCATACATTGAATATGAAAGTGGCAATTCATTTGCTTCTGTAACTTTCATTTTCAAAGTGAACTTCAAAGATCCTGTATTTTGAATGCTTCCATTTGCAATAGAAGCAGAAATTGAGGATATATCAAATTTTAATAATGCTCTACTTAACGAAGGAATATTTTGAAATGTTGTACTTGGACTATATACACTTTGAGTTCCTTCAAAAGCTCCTTGTCCTACTCCTATAAAATTTCCTAATGTACCAGATGCATTACAAATACTGCCGCTCCAACTTCCAGTTAAAGATCCACTAATAAGTCCAGCAATATGACAATGCGTATTTGATATACTTCCGGTATAAGTAGCTCCATTCAAACTACCAGTGACAGTGCCTGTAAAATAATTATAAGCAACCACATCACTATTTCCACTCACTACCAATAAACTACCAGTATCATATCCACTCACATACCCATTATTAACACTTCCGGTAAATTTATATAAATTAGAAGGAATATCATAGGATGCAGATACGCTTTGTGAAGCATATAAAGTCACAGTTTTATATAACTGTGTTTTTGCATTCACTTCCAATAACTCATCAATACCAAGATTTTTACTGAGATAGTTAGTCTCATTGGTAATGTAGGTATCTTTACTTGGATATATAAAATGATGCATATTAAATTGCCGCTCCTTTAATGTCTGTGTCTGGATATTTAATTTCAAATACGGATGGATCTAATGAAGGATACACAATCTTATTTAAAGTTGCTTGTTGAAGATTATATTCATATGGAGAATAATCACCATCGTTAATTGTTAAATTATTAAACTCAATATTAATAACCGATTGAACTCCTTCAGTATTTGCAATTTCAAGTTCCAATTGATTTATATTAATTGGTTGATTAAATGTCCATTTTTCAATTGCAAAAAAATCTTTTACCTTTTGAATACAAGTATTTAATACATCACGTTTATTATAATTGTTATAAACAGAAATTTTAAAATTGACTCCGAAATTAATAATATATCCATCAATAATATTAATTCCATCAGTTAATAATTTATACTTTTCTAAATATTTAGATAAATTATATTGTAATGCATTATTAATAGTAGTTAAATTTTTATTACTATCGTAACTCAAAACATATAAATTAATACTAAATGGATTTGATACGTTATAATTAACTTTTCGATAATAATTATCAGTCGCATTATTTAACAATGTTACTTGATTATTGTAATCAGTAAATCCACTAATATTTTGATTTACATTTACATTAAGACTTGTATTTGATGCCACATATGCTTTTGCAATAGTACCATAGTTAGAAGGTAAACTATAAACTCTGGTTACATAATCATCTGCTGTGACCGTTCTATTTTGAGAAGCAAAATTTGCTAATGCATTTTGTCTAATTTCATCAATCGATTCTTGATCGGCTCCTCCAGTTGCCGGAACTGGATTTGTTACTCTCAAAGAATTTCTAATTGTTTGAAATAAACTTAATTGTGAAGGAGTTAATCCATTAATATCATTTGCAAAATCAACAGAAACAACTGTTTTAATATCATCCGATGCACAATTACTCAATATTCCCCCGCCAATAATATATTTAATAGTTAATGTAGTATTTGCAGGAGCTTGTCCCATTGAATCTGTATTTAATAATTTACTACTATCATATGACAAATTTAAATTGTTTAAATTTTGTAATCCAACTCCAACTAAATCTTGAGTCGGATAAATCATTTCATCCGACATATTATTTGTGCCGGGACCAAATTGTAAATATGTAGTATTGTTTGCTGTTACATTAACTGTAAATTTACGAGAAGTTTTTAACGCTTTAATTAATTTAGGAACATCTTTGTTGTAAACAAATAAATCTCCATCATTGACTTTAACATTATCTTCATCAGTATAAATTAAATCTTGCGCCAAGTAATCTACTTGATACCATCTATTATTATCACTATCACGCACATCTAAAATATCGATGACATTTGGTTCCGATAATGACAAATTTAAATATTGTGTTGCTGCATTAATATTAAATGTGGCAGTAATAATTTGTCCGGCAATTGCAGTTGTCGATTTCTTTAACAAAAAGAATTGAGGAATACCATACGCATCTCTTGAATATACAGTTGCTTCTCTAGGAGAGTGTTTTGTATTAACTGAAAAATCAACTGGATTTACAGTAATATAATAAACACCGCTACTATTAGACAATTGCATATTTTCTCTAATTGCCAATGTATAGTTTTCATCAGGAATGTATTCTCCCGTTACTGAATCTTTAATTGATGGAATTAATTGATAAATATCAACAGTTGTTGTAGCTGCTGTTACTGGTTTTGTACGATAACCCAAATAATTAGCCAATGCTAATACATTTTTACGTTCTTCGGCATAATTTAACAAACTTTCTTTGAATTGATAATCTGTATAATATGATAATACATCACCAACATACGCAGCTTGTTCAATAAACATCGTGCCGGGAGATGCTGCACTAAAATCTTTATATGAGTTTGGAAAATATGTTTGTGCATATTGAATTAATGCATCTTTTAAAGACGCAAAATCTTTATTGACATATTTTATGTCCTTTTTATTTGCACTAAACTGTTTTTGTACGATATTTGCCATAAATTATACGTTAGTTGATGTAAAAGTTAGTGACAATGTATCACTTTGATTGTTATAAATAAAATCTAACTTTAAGTATACTTTATAAGTATCAGTCAAAGTATTTTTTTCTACATCAGATAATGTTAAATTAACATTTTTTACTTCAACACCCGGAATCCACATTTTAATTTTATCCTGTATAATTTGTTTTAACAAATCAGGAGTTTCTTGTATATTTTGCTCAAATAATAATTCTTGCAACCCACCAGAAAATTTGGGTTGCATTCTCCGTTCACCGGAATTAGTACGTAGTAAATTAATGATATTTGATTTAATTTGTGTTAAACTATCATATGATTGATTAAAATACCCTGCGGTGCTTCCGCGAGTAATTGGTAATACTATTCCGATTGGGTTCATATATTATTAGTCGATTGTGCTAAAATCATTTGGAATGCCGCCTTCAATACTAAATCCGGCAGCAGATCCTCCCATAAATCCTTCTTTTTTCTTTTTATCAATTGTTTTCATCAATGCTCTATAATCTTTAAATGCACCAATTTGAGCTTGTGCCTTTGTTGTTTCATTCAATAAAGGTTGAGCTTGTTGAACATTCATTGGATGAGCACCCATTTTTTGCATAGGAGGCAATCCCATTCCTTGTCCGTATCCAGTTACATCAGGCGGAATTCCACCTTCTGTTTCATTTAAAATTTCATTTAATAGCGGATTACTACTAAATTTCTTTGGAGCTTTTTGCTTTGCAACTTGTGGAGTTGTAGCCGCCTTCAAACTTTCAAAAAAATCAGCAGTGGATTCTTTTTTTGGTTGTGGCGCAGGACGACTTCCACCAAAGGCTTCACTTAATATTTGTGGAATCAATGTAGGTAAAATCTTTTCAACTTCTTCCTTGACTATACCACGAACGATTTGTTTAAATTGATCACTTGTCATATATAATAACTATTATTTAATGTTGATATTTATTTATTTAATTTTCTACTATTTTTTCCATAAAATCCACCCGGAACACCTTCGCCAGTCGAAATGTTTATGGAAGTTGGAGAAACTTTACTATCCGTATTTGCTGGAGCCACACCATTTGCTCCATTTGCATAACCGCCGCCGGTAATGAACACTCTACGACTTAATAATGGCTTTAAACGTGCTTGCATTTGTTCTAATGCCAATATTTGCGGATGTATAGGTGTATTAGTTTGATTTGGATTAGCATTGCCAGTATTTGGATGCGTATGGTCATATAAATGAACATGAATTTTTAACCATTCACATAAATCATATAACCAATCTACCGTAGTTTGTCCTAATAATGCAGGTTCATTTGTTTCATCATATTGTCCCAAATAAATTGCAGGACTGTTAATTACTGTCTTTTTATTGGTTGTAATTACTACTTGATCATGTGCATCCACAGTATATTCACTATCAGTAACCACACCATAACGTTTTTTACTATAATGCAACGTTTCATCAAATCTACTACTTAAAATTAAACGATCTGTATTGATTACAATTTGTTCGCCATTTAATGGAATGTTTTTTATAAATGAAGTTGACCCCGAAGGAGAATATTTTGGTTGTTCTTCGGACTTATCTTGACAGAAAATTGTCTTATAAACTGTTGTTTTCCACTTTGATTCGATCAATCCCGATGTAATATGAATCGAAGATCCATCATTATTAATATCTTCTTCTATAATACCGCCTGCATTTTTTTCAACTTCTGGAATCACTGGAATCGGAGGCAACAAAGGATGTAATTGTGTAGTTTTTTTATCATCTCCCAAAGGACGTTGGCGATTGCGAATAAGTATGCTTGGATTTCCACAATTTTTATAATCTATATATTTTAGACTTCCACTATCATGTGAACGTATAGAATCATATGAAGAAAAACGTATAGACTGACCAAATCTACTTTCTAATGACGTGTCGCCTTCATATTTTTTTAATGCACGAATTTTATTATTGGCACGAAAATATGATCCTAACACACCAGAATTATTTACAGTAGTAATAAATTTTGATCCAACATAAGATATTGGTCCATTAACTGGAGTAAATTTATTACTATTTGTATCGTCATTTTTACGATTTCCAGATGTATTTCCTTCAGCTATTTCAATATTAAAATTAGCATTTTGGTTTGTAAATCCGTTAATATTTAATTTACGGAAATAATACCACTCTCCTCTATATTTGCCTACCATTACAACTTCATTATACAATGGAAATTCAACTATACCAGTAGAGTGTAATGGTTTTGCCCATGATAATTGTTCACGTGGTAAACCTATTTGAGAATTTAGTCCTCTAAATAATACACGTCCAATATATGTATAATTTTTTGTAGGTTTTTTAGTTGCTGAATTAGTTGCTTCAGTTGGTTGATCTTTATAATTATCAGGCCATTCTTCCGCAACTAGATTTTGAATAGCAGGATGAGTTTCATCCAAAATAATATCTAATACTACCGCTTCTTCTAATTCATAAAACTCCGACAACGCAGAAGTAGTTTCATTAGTTTTAAATCCATTTTGATTAAATTTAGAATTACTTCCAATTGCATTTTTAATTTTCCAATATGACATAAATTATGATGGTTTATCTGGAGTTTTAATTTCAACAGGTGCAGTAATTTCTTTAGCAATACTATTTGCTTCTTCCATTAATTGTTTACGCTCTTCTTCACTTAACCCAAACGCAGCTTCACCTTCTTTTCCTCCTTGATTTGTAGCTAATCTTTGAATAATTGCGGCTAATTTAATTAATTGTTCATCATTTTTTACAGTTACATCCAAGTATTCTTTAATTAAAGGAATAATCATGAGTGCATCATTAGGAGTTTTAATCAATAGACGCATATCATCAATAAATTGCTGAATAGTATCGTTTCGATCTTCACTATTAACAACAATATCTTTCAATAATGATGAAAATTTTTTGCCTTTATAAATTTCAAATTCAAAGTCCATAATTTTAAATAGTTAATTATTACGTTTTATAAGGATTTTGTTGTAATATACCATTATTAATATAACATTTAGTAATATTAGTTTGATATTGTTTCATTTTATTAATTACTTTAGTAATTTGTTGTGTCTTACATGAACTAATTTCACGAATATACAAATACAATGCTTTCTTATTAAATGCGTCGATGCGATCACTATTTCTAAATAGTTCAATTACTGCATTTGCTATATTGAGATCCTTTTGTTTAGTAAAAATTTTACCAACATTTTTTTCCCAATAGGCTATCATCATCTTCATGAATTCACCCATCTCAGTGTTTTTATAATATTTATCTTCTACTTGTAAACATACGGTGGTTTCACTTGGTGTGTCGCTAATATCTACATTTTGATTAAAACGTTTGTAATTATTATTATTGTGGAAAATTAAATAATGCTTGGCAATAATACTAAAATAACCAAATGCTTTACCTTTATTTTCTTGAAATTTACTTATATTTGCAACTAAATGTGCAACCGTTTCTTTTTGAATTTCAGCAGGAGAATTATCAAAATATGTAAATTTAAATGTATAAAAAATATTTTCTACCAATTTTTCAAAACTATATTTAATTTTTTCATTATATATTTGATTTCTTTTCTCCATATCCTCTTCTTTATTATATTCAATAATAGCAGTTTCGGTATCTTTAGTAAAATACATTACCGGAGATTTTTTTGGCTTTTCTTCCGCCTCTATAATAATTTCAGGAACCACAACATTAATTTTGGGTTCCTTAGCCTTTTCCTTAATTTTTTTAACTGGCTTTGTAGGAATTACATTTGTCTTTTTACGCTTTCCCTTTGACTTTACCAATTTTTTACTTAATTGTTTATTCTTTTTATATTTTTTAACTAATTTAGTTTTTTTTAATAATTTACGTTTATTTTTTGTAATCATATTTTTTGATTTAATTGGTCTATCAAATCTACAATGTTTGTAAAAACAAATCCAACATCATCATCTTTCTCAAACATTTGTCTATCATCAATATATTTTAATTGCTTATACGTAGAATCAACTTCTTTTGCAATTTTATTTATAAATTGCTGATTTTCTTCAATTGAACTTATTGCATTCAATAATTTATTAGAAAAATAAAAGTTTAATCCTATTGATGCTAATAACAATACACTTAATATAACGATTGTCAATATCATAATTTATTTTAATTTAATTATCTTCGTCTACTTCTACATCATCGTCACAAAAATCAGTAAGATATTCAATAGCTTCTTCTATTGAATCCCAATCTTGAATTTTATAACCATGCTTTAATATATGTAATACTTCTTTAATATCGGATTGTTCCATAAAATTATATGTAAATGTTTGCGTTGCAAACTGTATCTACATATAACGAATAAACCGGAAACTATCAAAAAACTTAAAAACTATATGTATAAGGCTTTCCTGCCGGTCTTCCTTGCGGTATCTGAGCAGATTCAGGTGTAGGATCTGATGAAATTGCAGGTTCCGTTGATTCATTTGAAACCGGCTCAATTTTAGATTCTTCTTGCTTCACTTCTTCATGCACTTCTTCTTTAATTTTTTCTATTTCTTTAATTGTAGGTATTTCATTAGTTTCTTTAACTAACGTAGTATTATATGCAAGTAACAAACATACAGCTAGAGGATCAAACACAGAAATTAACGCAACTATAAACCATTTTGCTACTTTATTAATATTAACTCCAAATTCATCTGCCACAAATTTAAATGTCTGAACATCCTTTTTTGATCCCATTTCCATTTTTAATTTATTAATTTGGGCATCTAATGTTTGCAATTCATCCGTACTTTTTTGAATACGCTCATTTTCAATTTGAATGTTTTTTTCACTTTCTTCAATCAAATCTTGAGTTTGTTGTTGAATTTGTTTTAATTGTATAGGATTTCGTGCAATCAATGTATTTGTCATACTTTGATTCAATCGATCTTCTTGACTATTTCTCAATTGTGTAACATTAGAGATTCTTGTTTTAGAAGATACAATTTTATCTTTTACAGAAATTTTTTGTTCCTCAACCATTTTAATTTTGTTCTCAATTAAAGCATTTTCCAAACTTGATTGTTGGTATGCACTACTTAAATAACCAAAAATTCCCAACGAAGTTATAATCATTAAAACAAAAACTGCTACAGTTAAATACCCTTTTAAAAACCCCTTTGTTTTATTCCAATATCGATATAAAAAACTAGTTGCTACTAATTTGCCCAATTCAAGTGATCCTGCCATAATCATTGCGGCAATTGAAGATCCACTGAACAACATACCAATTCCAATGATACTAAAGAATGCAGCACAACTTGCGATAAATAATGAGGTTAGACCAACTAAACGTTCAAATGTTAAAAATTTCATATAATTATAAATATCAATTAGATAAAAAAAGACTCTGCCATTATTCATAACAGAGTCTATTATATAACCATTATTTAATCTCAAAGTGGATTTGGTGGAGGCAATTTTTTTAATGTATATTCACTAATATAACGGTCAGCAAATCGAATGCCAGCATATTGTTCATAATCTTGTACGGTTCGTTCATTACCAAATCCATACTTAGAGATAGTTGTGGATTCACCATCTATACCGAAAAGACTACGGTGTTTTTTAGTAGATTCATTATCCATTTCCCACCATTCTTTTTTAACAGTCTTTTTATCTGTATTAATATGATCATCCCAATGTTTAGGACGATTGTCTCTAGTATATTGATGCCATGCTATTAATTTATTAGGATGATATAAATCATATCCATGTGTATATGCTCTCACAGTAATATTTGTTTCTTCTCCATAGAAATAATATTCAGGATCATGTTGAATAACCTTTGCAAAATCGCCGTTGCTAAAAGCAAAATGAGCACTATAAAAACGTGCAGGTATTGGTTGATTAATTTCAACATCTAATGTAGATACTGGTTCAGGAACAAAAAATAATGGTCCTTCATCCATAAATTTTTCAACATTCATTTGCCAAATTTCATTTTTATATTCATCTGTCAATGAATTGAAATGCGGCAAATAACCAGTAATTAAAGGCTTCTCACTTCCTAAATTTTTACAATCTTCGTACATTTGTAACAATATACTGTCCCATCCTTTAATAAATCTATGATGTGAATCCAATTGTAAAGTATATTCTTCACCATTGTATTTTTGTTGAATCAAATTTCGTGCCCAACAAACACCTTTACTTTCAACATATGGTATATCAATATATTCAATTAAATGTTTTATTGGTTCTATACTTTCATTATCATCATGTTGCCATGCAACAACAATACGCAATTGTTCTGGATGATCAGCTTTATCAACCAAATCCAAAACAGTCGGTATTAATTCAGGATCTCTATAACTTGCAATTTGAACAAATATCATTATAACATTTTTTATTTAATTAAGCCAAGCTTGCAGATCTTAATTTACCATTGGCACTTCTTGCATACAAATACATTGAACCATTATCTTCAATAACTGCAAAACTTCCACTTGGCAAAATTGTCGAATAATAATAACCACTACTTGATATTACAGAATATCCAGTCGAATAAACTACTCCGCTTGAACTAACACAAAATACGTCAGCATCACTTCCACTATGAGCGGTAACAATAATTCCCGGCAAATTATTTGTTACTACTGCATTTGGATAGTCACTTGATCCACTTGTCCATGTATTGATATGCAATCTTGCACGTAAATAAGAACTTGTTAAATGATCTGTCGGCGGCTGAATCCCGATACCAAATTTGGCATCTCTCGCAGGAGTTTCTGAACTTGGATATGGAAAGAAATAAAGGTCATTTCTTAAAGCTTTCATGACATAATAATCATTTGCAGAATATGAACCTGTCAATGGTCGCAATTGAGTTGATCCACTTGGAACCAACCATAACATACTACCACTACCTCCTACTTGAATAGTCCATAAATCTTGATCAGGATATGTCGTTGCCCGATTATTATTATATAAATAAAGAGAAGCTTTGCCGGTACTTTGTAAAGCTAAATATGCATCTGAATTTGAATATCCACTTGGAGTTTGAACTATAACTCCTGCATTCGAAGATCCAGTAACTGTAATATTTCCACTTGTTAATGTAAAATTACGTCCATTTAATGAATATGTCGTTCCATCAGTAGACAATTCAGAATCTTTTAAAGTTGTAGTTGTTGCCCACAACGTAGCATAATTTACAGTTCCACTGCCGCCTACACCTCCACTACCTCCATTAGCAGCATAGCTTGCAGTTAATGCATAACTTGCACTTGTGCTTGCAGTTGCATAACTACTACTAATTGATTTTTGTGCCCAACTTGCAGTTCCTACAAATTGCGGAGACGTTCCAATTCCAACAAAAGACCCAGAAAAGCTTCCAGAAAAACTTCCGGTAGATAAATACGTTTTTAATTGATCAATATTTCCTCGTTTAGTTAATAAAGAACTACTTTGATCCAATGGAAAAAAATCTGATCCAGTAATGCTGGAAATTGGATCTAGTTGACTAATTTTAATATATGACATATAAATTAATATTCAGTTGCTACAATTGTTGCATTTTGTTTAACGATCAAAGATCCTCCATATATACTATCTGACACTGCCCATAATTCATATGTTACTGCATTGGTTGTACTAGGACTATCTACCCATTTTTTAGATATATCTAATCTTGATGCGGCAGTATTACGTGGATATCCCCATTTAGCATTTCCATCAATAATAATATTATAAGTAGAAAATGAAGCTAAAGTTGTTGTTCCACCACCACTAATTGATCGTTTTAAAATATATGTTACTCCTAAATTAGTTCCAAACAAACTAGAATATCCACCTAAATACCAATAAACAGGAACATTAAGATCAATAATATATGTGCTTGAAATACTATTTGGAGTAACTGTAATATAAAATCCTGTTTGATGATACGTTGCACCATCTCCAGTATCGCTCCATGTAATATCGCTTGCATTAACTGAATTACTAATCTTTTTAACTCCGGTTCCACTAGCAAGACTTAATGCTACTCCTGCGGTTGTAGCATAACTACTACTAAGAGCATAACTTGAACTTATTGCGTAACTACTACTATATGCATTGCTTGCACTAACAGCATAACTACTGGTAATTGCTCTACTACAACTAATTGCAAAACTACTTGTACCAATCAATCCCGGATTTGTTGTTACTGATGGAATTATTGTTAATTGTCCAGTTGTTGTATTATAAGTAAAATTACCATTTCCAGCAAATGCACCGCCATCATTATATTGAACCGCAGTATTACTTCCACCCGGATTTGTTACTCCTCCAGTACCTCCATTATATGCAATTTGAAGTACATGATTTGTAGAATCTTCTGTAATTGTAATATTTGATCCACCACGAAGAGATTTAAAATTTAAAGAAGTTCCTGAAACACTGTCATATACTCCAAACAAATTAGATCCTGTTCCGATATTTGCACCGCCTGCAATACCGGCTCCCGGCGAATTTAATGCATATGAAGAAGTGGATGCATAACTAGAAGATAATCCATTATTTGCATATGAAGCAGTTCCATAAAATAAACCACTATAACTGCCGGTTCTAATAAAACTAGAACCGGTCAGCAAAACATAACCAGCTAATGCGGATGCATTAATTTGCTTGGTCTCAGAATTAGCTACATCAGTAATATAAAACAAGTCATTATTTTGAACTTGTAATGATGAACTATAATTGGTTAATTGGAATATCGTCTTACTTGACATATGCTTTTAATATATATAAGTATATATCAGTATAATTTTTTTATTTTTTTAATGATGTATTTTACTAATCCACTTCTTACGATATCTTCTTCGTCAAATTTAAATGTATAAATTCCATTTTCTTGACTATCAGCATCATCAAAATGGTTCATTAATTTTAAAAACCCACTCTTATTTCCAATATCAGCTTGTTCTGGATCACCTAATATAAATACTTTACTAAATTCACCAACACGGGTCATAAGAGTAATAAGCTCTTTTTGTGTCATATTTTGAGCTTCATCAGCAACAATTGCTTTAGCATTCCAATTCAAACCACGCAAGAATCCAATAGGAACACTAGATACTCTACCATCCTTTTCCAACATATCCACTTCACCTTTTGGTAGTAATTCAGATAGCTTTTCTAATAAAGGTTGCATGTAAGGCGACATCTTCTCATTGGCTTCTCCCGGTAAAAATCCAATTTTACTTTCACTACTTTCTACTGCACTACGCAAATATAATAAATCACTAACTTTCTTTTGATTCATCAATGTTAAAGCAACATAAATACTGATATATGTTTTTGATGTACCTGCCGGTCCACTAATAAACATTAATTTTGTATTTTTATTCATTGCAATTTCAATGAATTTTTTTTGCTTTTCCGTTAATTCGCGTTGATCAATAGTTAATTCACTTTTGATTTTATTTTTTTGATAAACTACAGGACTGTTATCTTTTTTTGTTTTATTTTTTTTCATGCGTAATTAATTTATAAGAAATTGCATTTAATTTATCTTCTAACTTTTTTACTCTGGCACACAATTCATAGTTTTCTGTGTCAATGTAATATTTGTAAACATTCTCAAGATTGTTTTGAAAACTATCATATGATAGAGTTATAACAAAATCAGAACTTTTAAATTTGAAAACTTCAACAACGGGAATATTTTTTTCAAGCGCATATTCGATAGACGCGACAACCTGCTCTGTCATAACCGTTTTATTTAATTCAATAAATTTATCCATTTCCTCAAAATTTGATGGTAACAAATATGGCGTGTATGACGACTTTGTTTTTTTACTTTTTGGCATACGTAAATAAATATCGGTAAGACTATTACAAAAACAAAAAAACGTCACTAAATTGAATTTAGTGACGTTCTATTTTATAAATATATATGTATATATACTTATTTCTTTACACTCTTCTTTTGTGACTTTTTAGTTACCTTTTGTTCAGAACCTTCTTCTGATGCTGAATTCGGTTTTTGCAATTGAATTAATCGCTTTCTGGCAGATAACTTCCAACTACGCTTGGTTCTTTCACTAGCAACCGTGAAAGTATCATATCCTTGCTTTAATAGTGATTCAACTTCATCGACTGATGTTGCATTTACAATCGCTTCACGCAATCCTGTGGTATTTGTTTTATTCATAGATTAATATACACGATGTTTCTTATCATTATATTCTTCAACACTAATTTTCGACCCATCTGGCCAACGAGATACGATCTTTTTCCAATGTGCCACTTCATCACCGGCATCATTAACATTATCATATTCGCGATCAGATACACGAACTCCACTGCGGGTAACAACAAACTTCTTGTTAGAAGTTGTTCCATTGTCTTGATTCACTGCTTTAGTAGCCATATTATGCTATTCCTAATTTATGTATTTTATTTATTGGTTTTATTGTAACATGTCATGATAACCAGTCATGACTTTAAATTAATTTGTACGTATGAGAGTACTCTATCACTCTTAGTCTGTCGAGTTATTATAATTTTTATTCGTCGATTATAGTTACTCTGTATTTATCCTTTTTTGTAGGATGCACCGCCACACTTTGTAATGGGAAACTTTGTTTCATATCAAATGTAGAATTATACACTTCGACTCCACCATTTGGATAAAACGGAGTTCCTTTTTCATGATATTTAATCAGATAAATTTTATAAAATGCCGGATATTTTGCAACAATCACGCGAGTTCCAAGATCAGTATTTTTTGTTACAATATTCTCTTTTGGAATATTATAAAATGAATCATACTCAATTGTTGATGGAGGAAATGATACTGGAATTATTTTAAATGACTTACCAATAATATCATCTTCTAATTCAGTTTCTTCGGCCTTTGATAATTTTTTTACTTTCTTTGGTTTAATATTAACTTCATCTAACTCAGATGGTTCAGTTGTTTCTGAAGACATCTTCAATTTTTTTGCGAGTTTAGATTTGAAATCTTCATTTTTAATTGTCTTTTTTGGTCTTGCCATAAGAATTGAATTTATCAAAAAGATGCCGGTATCTATATTTAGAACTAATATACCGGCATCATTATAATTTATTATTTACTTGATAACAAGTAACTTTGTACCCTTAATCAATTTACGATTAAAACTAGTACTTTGTACAAAAATATCATAAGTTCCATGCGAAGCAGGATTAACTTTGACTTCTTGTGCTGGTAAATTTAACATTGTACGTGCATTAACGCCGCTGTAAATTTTACCATTAACTTTATCTTGAATTGCAATTTGCTTATATGATTGAACCTTTTCGGGTTTTGTTAATTGATAATATGCGCTTCCATTAACATATGATACCTTGGTCCAACTCTCAACAAATGGTTTGATAACACTATCAGTTTGCACTGGAAGCAAATGATAATCGGTAGGATTTAATTCATTCAATGAATTCATTACTGCACTCTTTGTCAATTTAGTAATGTCCAAATCGAATAAATTCTTAGTGCCGCGCACACCAGTTGCACGTGCCTTCATGAAATTATCAGTTGCAGCTTTGATAGTTTCACCTGCTTTTTCAACACCGCCTTGAACTGCACTCCAAACTTGGATATTATTTGCAGGAAATCCAAATTTCTTTGCTTCATGAACACCGGTTTGATTTGGTACAAGAACAGCAACAGTCCAATTATCAGGAAGATTTTTGATCTTAGTAGACAATGTTGCAGTAGTATTACGACTGTTATTTTCTTCGCCATCAGTCATTACATATACCAAAAATGCGTGATCACCATATTTTTGTGGAGTTGTCGCCAAATCATCTAGTGCAGTAACTGTTCCATCAATCAATGCAGTATTTCCACTAGCATTATAATGTTCTTTTAAACTTGGAAGACGTAAAACGTCTTTATCGTAAATAAGACATTTGATGGTGCTACTAAATAGATAAACCGTAACACGAGTTTCTTGGTCGAGTTCCTTACTGCGAGTCGCAAGATGTTTAATTTGAGAATCGAAAACTTTTACAGTTTCGTTAGAGAGACTATGCATTGAAGTTGATGCGTCAACTACAAATACAATGTGATTAATATAATTTTGAATGGTATTAGCCATAATTTCTAATGTTTAATTGTTAATTGTTAAGTATTGTGCGATAAGCTATTGACACCTAACGCACTACAATATATAGTAAGTAGAAACACTTTTCAAGCTTTTTTATTTTGAGTTTTTTTATGAATTTTCATGAACATTTTGTTCATTTGTGTCCATTCTTTTTTGGTATACCACCAATATATATCAGCATTTCGATGCATTTTTTCGGTGAGGATTTGGCCAATATAAATTCCTTCTGAATCATATAATGAATCTTCTCCATTTTTATCTCTAAGTGAGTTTTCTTTGAAACAAACAATATTATTATTATTTGCAGCAATGACCCCATCAACAAGGTTAGCAATAACTTTAAATTTCATACAGCAACTTGTCCTTTGATCGCAGGATGTGGATCGTAATCCAACAACTTGATGTCGTCAAATTTGAAATCAAACAATGATTTGACTTCAGGGTTTAACCATAGCTTAGGAAGTGGTTTTGGTTCTCTGGTCATTTGCAATTTAATTTGGTCTAAATGATTAACATAAACATGTGAATCACCATGCGAATGTGTAAATGTTCCCGGCACCATGTTTACAACATGTGCAATCATTGCAGTCAATAAACTATATGAAGCAATGTTAAAAGGAACGCCCAAGAAAAAGTCATTGCTTCGTTGATATAACAAACAATTCAAACGACGGGTAGGAATATTTTCCTCGGCTAATTTTTGAATAACCCACATTTCCGATTTAGGAAGATTTACAGGACCAACTTGTTTTTGTAAAATTTCAATTCTCTCTTCCAATGTCAATTCTTCTGTATGGAACTGGAATAAGCAATGACAGGGCGGCAAAGCACAATGATCTACCCAGTGTGGATGCCATGCACTCACAATCATACGACGATCATCTGGATTGTTCTTTAACTTTTCAAGTACTTTTGTAATTTGATCAATTCTTCCTAGAAAAGTTAATGGTTCATCTCCACAATACATTCCCTTTGTTCCTAATGATTTGAATTT